CCTCGGTCGGACGCTGGCCCCAACGCTTCCCAAAAGCCGACATCGCCTTACGCCCACCTGCGGTGAAACCGCCCCAGTTGACTTCGATGTCTTTCATTAGGGACTTCGAAGCCGGGGACCACAGCGGAACTTCCTTGGGTTTCGGGGCAGCCTTGCTGTAGTTTCTGTTATTCCACATTTGCTAGAAACTCCTCATGCGAAAACGCGACGAGCTAGGACCCCAGTTCCCACTCCGAGTGGTCAAGCAAGAAGCCTTCTGTAAACAGGTGGCTCTCCATGACATTGACGCTACGGAAGCATACACCCTTGTCTATGACCAGCAAGACAAGACCCGCGCCCAACGCTCCTCCTCGAGACTGCTCCACAAAGATGCCGTCAAAGACCGTATTGAATGGCTCTCTACCAATCGCTCCCAGCGGGAAATCGAAGTCGTAGTCGAGAACCAGTACGCAAACCAAGAATGGGTAAAGAAGGAACTGGTTTCTCAGTACTACGGCTCTGTCGCAGCAGATGACCGGACCAATGCCCTCAGAGCTCTCAACATGATTGGCACCGATCTGGGCATGTTCGTCCAGCGCAGAGAAGTCCTCACCGGAAAAATAGACCCCCTACAGGAGAGCCCCGATGTCCTCAAGCGAAGAATCGCCGCAAGCATCTCCCTTCTCTTCCCTGGATCCTCAATCCCTGGAGTCGATGGATCAGAAGGAACTGGCCGAGCTTTACCAGACCCTAGAGAATCTGAAGGGCAACAAGTCGTCGATATACCAGCCCTACCCGAAGCAACTGGAATTTCACGCGATGGGGAGCGAGAAGAGATTTCGGTGCCTGATGGCAGCCAACCAAGTGGGGAAAACATACTGCGCGGGGATGGAGACGAGCTATCACTTGCAGGGGATCTACCCCAATTTCTGGAAAGGACGCCGGTTCCTAGTGGCTCCTCGAGCCTGGGCGGGAGGTCCGAACTCGGAACACGTGAGGGACAATCTTCAGAGGATCCTGTTCGGCCCGCCGGGTGAGGAAGGCACCGGGACCATTCCCGGCCATGCCATTGTCAAAATCGAACGCTCTCGAGGCATCAAAAACGCAATCGACTATGCCCTGATCCGTCATTCCAGCGGCGGCAACTCCTATATCAAGTTCAAATCCTACGACCAGGAGACAGATGCCTGGTCCGGGGACACCCTCACCTTCATCTGGTTTGATGAAGAGCCCCCTGAAGACAAATGGCAGGAAGGAATCACCCGAACCAATACCGGAGATAATGGAAGTCCAGGCTTCATCTATATGACCATGACCCCACTCCTGGGGATGACCAAGATTGCCCGCCGATTCCACCCAAGCCCATCAACCGTAGACTCCGGGGTTGTCCAGATGGGACTTAAAGACGCTCTCCACTACTCAGAAGACGATATCCGTCAGATTACAGACGCATATCCAGAACATGAGAGGAGAGCCAGAGTTCTCGGCTTCCCCCAATTGGGTGAAGGAGCAGTCTTCTCCTTCGAGATAGATGACATTACCTGCGAACCCCCCTCCAATGTTCCCTGGTGGCTTACTATCGGGGGAATTGACTTCGGATGGGACCATCCTGCCGCTGCCGCTGAGCTCAAATGGGACCGAGATGGGGATATCCTCTACGTGACGCGGATATTCCGGCAACGAAAGGCGAAGACGGCGGAAATTGCTTCGGTTTTACGCAGTTGGGGGGCCGATATCCCCTGGGCATGGCCCCATGACGGCTATGTCCACGACCGACAGTCTGGAAAGTCCGTCTCAGAACTGTTTCGGGAGGAGGGGTTGGCGATGTTAGAGAACCATGCAACCTTCCCTGATGGATCAATGGGCCTCGAGGCGGGTATCCTCGAGATGAATAACCGTTTTGCGACAGGAAGACTCAAGATCTCCAAGAGTTGCCTACCCGTCATCGAGGAAATCCAAACCTACCACCGCAAAAACGGGCGGATCGTAAAGGAAGACGATGATGCCATCTCTGCGGTACGTTACGCGATGATGATGCGTCGTTTTGGTCGGCTCCCGGTTCCCCCCCAACCCCCCCGAATCTCCGGGGGTCCGACCTACGATCCGTTCCACGTGAAACAATGAGGTAATACATGGGTGCTCCCGATATTCCGCCGCCCCCGCCGCCTGAACCCCAGGTGATTCCCTACGAAGCGGTCAAGCAGGTCCGAAACATGGACATGCTACGACGCCGAAAGCTCCGTGGTGCCACGCTCATCGCTGGGGGCAATAGTTCCCGTCCCCCTGCTCAGACTCTTGGGTCGGCGAGCCTCGTTGGCGGATCATCTGGAGGCACAGCCGCCGCGAGCGGGAGCTATACCTAATGCCCCTCACAACTCCCCGTTCCATTCGTCGGCACTTTGACCGGCTGAAATCAGACCGAGGACGCTGGGAGTTTCTCTGGCAGGACATTGCCGACTACGGGATCGGACGAAGGCTCTTCACGCGCCAGCCTACGGCCACCGGAGAAGGCAACCGCACCTACCGGATCTACAACAACACCATGATGGTGGCGAATGACCTGCTGGCTTCAGGTCTGCACAATCTTCTTACCAGTACCGCGAACCGTTGGTTTCATCTTGAACCCGACAACCAGATGCTTCTTGAGCTTCCCGAGGTTGCAGACTGGTTTTCTACTGCGGAAGATATCCTTTTCTCCCTCGTAGAGCGCCCCGAAGCGGGATTCCACCCGCAAGTCCATGAGGTCTACAACGACATCGCGGCCTTCGGGAATGGGTCCCTCACGACCCTACGCGCTCCGGGGGAAGGCATCTTCTTCCAAGCCATGCCCCTGATGGAGACGTATATCGACGAAGGACCTGACGGAAGAATCAATATGATCTTCCGGCACTGGCGCTACAACGCTCTCCAGATCCAGCAACGATATGGCGAGGGAGCCTACGAACCTGCTGATAAAGCCATCGCAGGCGACGACTTGGCTCGGCAGTTCTGGTTGCTTCAGGCATTCATTCCTAACGAAGTCTTCGACTATGAGAAGAGCTTCGGCCCTCAAGCATCGCAGGTCAAAGCTGTCACTCTGGACTATGAAGGCATGAAGGAAATAGAGACGACCTATTTCCGAGAAATGCCGATTGCATTCGCTCGGTGGAACAAAGACCCAGGCGAGCTTTATGCCCGAGGACCTGGAGTCCAAGCTCTCTCCGATCAGCGAATGCTCAATGAGATGCAGAAGACCACACTCGAGGGCGCGCAAAAGGCAGTCAATCCGCCGCTCATGGTCCCTGATAATGGCTTCATCACCCAAATGGATATGAGCCCAGCAGGGCTTACGGTGTATCGCGCAGGAACCCCAGACCCCGTGAGAGAACTCTATACCGGACGGTCAATGGGGACAGACCTTGGAATGCAAATGATCCAAGGGGTCCAGACGAATGTTCGAGCTGCTTATCATTACGAGATGCTCCAGCTTCTCCAAGACCCAAGGATGTCTGCCACCCAAGTTCTTGAGCTCTCCTCTCGTAGTCAGCAGATCCTCTCTCCTGTGATTGGCCGCATCCAGGCGGAACTGCTTGAACCCGTTATCGAGCGATCCTTTAACCTAGCCATGCGTATGGGGGCCATGCCTCCTGTGCCTGAAATCCTGGCTGGAGAGCGTCTCAACATACGGTACGTGTCTCCTATTCAGCGCGCTCAGCGCGCAGGAGAAGCCCAGGCTTTGCTCCAGGCAATGAACTCTGTGATCCAACTTGCCCAATTGGACCAAACAGCACTCGACTCATTGGATTCGGACAAGATCACGCGGTTCCTCTTCGAAGCATGGGGAGTGCCGCCTGACTTGCTGCGAAGCGAGGATCTTGTCGAAGAGATGAGAACACAACGAGCACAGATGGCTGCTCAACAAGAACAACAAGAGACACTCATGGAAGGCGCAAAAGCTGCCGCCCCCCTCCTGAGTGCAGCAGGTGGAGTCGAAGGACTTGGAGGACTTTTAGGTGGACCAGGCGGAGTTGGCGGACAAGGCGAAGGACCTGGCGTTCAATAGGCAAGGTCAATATCGAGGTTGTTTTGATACGGATTCGGGACATTTTGTATTGGGGGATTTATTCCATATCTGTAACGCCGGTCAGACTACTTATCCGCCTCATGGCAATCGGGACATGTCACTCCTCGCAGAAGGAAGGCGTCAAGTATGGCTACACATCCAGGCCATGCTCAATGCAGATGAATCCGACCTCTACCGATTGGCCCAAGAGAGGGTCCGAAACGAACGGGAGATGATGAACCGATGAGTGAAGGAAATGTAATTGCGTCCGAGCCCGCCGCAGTTCCCGAGGCACTCGCCTCCGTAGAAGCTGCGCCGCCCCCCGAAGCACCGGAACCTGCACCGGAAGCACCCCCCCTCAGTCCATTTGAAATCTCAGTCAATGGGCTACCCCCCGATCTGAGAAACCATCCGAGCATGTCAGACTTCAAGGACTTCGAAGGTCTGGCAAAGAGCTATGTGAACCAGCAGAGTCTTCTGGGCAAAGAACGAATCGCAAAGCCCAGCGATGACTGGTCAGATGAACAATGGACAGAGTTCTTCGGAACCGTTGGTCGTCCCGCGACTGTCGAGGGCTACACCTTTAAAGAGCATCTGAACGAAGAGACATTCGAAAATGCCAGCGTCCTTCTGGATCCGATGACAGAAGCCTTCCACGCGGCTGGGCTCTCCGATAAACAGGCTTCCAAAGTAGCCGAGGCGTACCTCGGTACAGTCAATGCCCAACAGGAGCAGATGGCAACTGCGGCAGCAGAAGGGGTAGAAGCAGCCCAGGCCCAGCTAAAGCAGGAGTGGGGATCGGCTTACGAGGCCAAGCTCGAGGCTGCTAATGAAGCGGCATCGAGTCTCTTTGGAGGTCAACTCACCGACTTCCAGTCCATTCGCTTGAGTGATGGCACATTCCTGGGGGACAATCCACTCATGGTGCGACTTCTCGCTGCGCTTGGAGAGAGCGTATCCGAGGGCAGCGTGCATTCTGGTGGTGGATTTGCAACCCTAACCCCCGAAGATGCAGCTTCCGAGCTTAAAACCTTGGAAGGGGATGCGAATTTCAGGGAGGCATGGCTGGACCGTGACCACCCGCAACATGAAGAGGCTTTGAAGAGGAGGTTGCAACTCAGAGCGATGATGGATCCGGGCAATGCTACGAATCCCATCAGCTTTGATGCTCCAAAACTTTGATCGGGTAGCTCGAAAGAGTCCGGTGACGATGGGAAAGACCATGGATTGGCGGCTTTACCGCAAGGAGGGGTCCGGTAAACCGGGTAGCTCCCCGCACAAACTCAATTAATTCTCTAACTAGGGAGGCAGCGAGTGAGTAATTTCATTACGACTGCATTTATTGACGAGTTTCGTGCGGGTATCGATATGCTCGCACAGCAGGAAATGTCGCGTCTGCGATCCGGAGTTCGGGTCGAGACAGTTCGCGGCGAAAGAGAAGCCTTCGACCAGTTGGGTCTGACGGCTATGTCAAAGCGGACTGGGCGTCATGTGGATACCGCTTACTCTGACACACCCCATGAAAGACGTTGGGTGATTCCGGATCCCTACGATGTTGCTGACCTCGTAGACGTTCCGGATCGACTCAAGGTCTTGAATGACCCCACTAACGAGTACAGCCGTAGCTTCGCGATGGCTGCTGGACGGCAGATTGACGATGTTATCGTCGCTGCTTTCACCGCAGCAGCCACCACGGGTGGTGATGGTACGCCGGGAGCCACCGCGTTTCCGGCGGCAAATACCATTGCCCATGGTTCTGCGGGTCTGACCATTGACAAGATTCTCAATGCCAAGGAAATCTTGGACGAGAATGAAGAGATGGACGGTGACCGATTTGCAGTGATTTCTGCACGTCAGTTCCGCGATCTCCTCTCCTTGGTCGAAGTCACGAGCGCCGACTTCAACACTGTGCGTGCGCTCACTTCTGGTCGCGTGGACGGGTTCCTCGGGTTCAATTTCATTCGATCCGAGAGACTGCCTGCGGTTACGACTACCCGCTCCACCTTCTTCTGGCAGAAAACCGCAATGCTTCTCGGTGAAGCACAGAGCGGAACTGCCACCATCGACCGGCTTCCCCAGAAGCGCAATTCCATGCAGGTCCTCTATCAGATGCAGATTGGGGCCACACGGATGCGCGAGACTGGTGTCGTCGAAGTCCTGTGCAGCGAATAGGGAGCACTCATCATGGCTAACTTTTTCTCTCAGATTTTCGCAAGTGCTCCTGGTGATGGAACTGCAACCCAGCCTGCTTCCGGCTACCTCGCCCCGAAAGGGCAAGGAAATGGTCGGATCCGGCAGGTTTTCTCACGGGTCGTAATTCCGGATCTTAGCGATGTCGATGGAAGTGGTACTGACATTGACGCGGGAGACACCATCATGCTGTTGCCTCTCAGCACTGGGGATCGCCTTGGCGAACTCTGGATCGGCTGGGATAACACGGCGACAGGAACCCTCACTCTTGATGTGGGGCTGTACGATCTCACCAGCACAGGTGGACTGGGTGGGGTGATCGCCGCAGACCTTTTCCTTGATGGTGCCAATGGAATCAATGCCCACGCGTGGGCAGATGATTTCGAAACGGCTGGCGATCTTGATGTCAACAACCGATTCGCACGTCTTTGGGATTGGGGAATCACTGCCGGTACTGGAATGGCCGCGAACGTACAGAAAGATGTCTGTATCGTATGCACGGTCGCAACAGAAGGGACACCGAGTGCTTCTCTGACTCTCAATGTCGGTGCACTGTTCCGCGACGACTAAGTTTTAGGGGGCCGGGGGGGCCTCACCACCATCACATCCATTAGAGCCCCCCGGTTCCCTATTTCTTATACCGAGGCCTATATAGACGTATAGAGGAAAGCTATGGTTGCAGTCGCAAGTGATCTCGATATTGTAAACGGCGCACTCTCCAAAATTGGAGTGGCCCCGATTGCTGCAATTGGAGAAGCGACTGCTGCGGGAGCTTTAGCTCAAACGACCTACAGCGTTTACCGGGACCAACTACTGCAATCGCACCCCTGGAACTTCGCAACCAAAACCGCAGCACTCACCACCACCATCACTCCAATACCCACAGGTTGGTCGCAAGCCTACCAGCTACCCGCTGATACCTTGAGAGTCCTCGAGATAATCGGTGGTGAGCAAATGGTTTGGTCGGTGGAAGGTGGGGATCTGTGCGTCAATACGACAACCACCTTTACGGGCATCCGATACATTGCCCAGATTACGACGGCTGGGAATTTCTCGGCTGGTTTTGTCGATGCACTCATGTCCAAGCTAGCCGCTGAATGGGCCGAACCACTGACGAGTTCTAACTCTCTTGGTGAAATGATGGCGAAAAAGGAAGAGCTTACCTTACGAGAAGCCCGCTCCTTCGAAGGCCAAGAGGGGAGCCCGAAGGTCGTCGAGTTGTTTAGCTGGACGCAGTACAGGTAACTCGTGGCATACACCACTCCGTTACAACGATCCTTTAACGGAGGTGTATGGTCTGCTCGTCTCTTCGGACGATCTGACCTAACGGCCTACCAGACTGCGCTCTCCAAGTGCGAGAACATGTTCCCTTCGGTGTCGGGTCATATCCGGAAACGCACCGGATCCCTTCATGTAGGGACGTGTCCTGCCGGTACCATCACAAGCCCTGTCTCTCAGACGATACGTCTAATCCCCTTTGTCTTCTCGTCCTCGGATGCCAGTGTCCTCGAGATCGGATACGACTCCACTGCAAGTGCCACGCAGAAGGGATATATCCGGATCTGGAAAAACGGGGTACTTCAAGAATGGCAACCGGATAAGAACTTCCCAGCAACCGGCGTGCTCTCTGGCATGATCTCTCATCCCTTCACAGTGCAAGAGATCAAAGAGCTTGACTGGGCGCAGGATGCAGACACCTTCATCTTTACCCATAAGAACCATTCACCCAAACGTCTCATCCGTTTGATGACCCAAGCTCAGTCCACACGTGGAATGGAGATGTGGGGTACGGATCCTCTTTATGGGACTGAAACTCCAGGCGCAGTCGATACCTTTGGAAACCCGGTCTACCGACAGGACCCTGGCTTGTTGGGTGGGGGCGTCCTCGCGTTTTCCTATGGTCCCTATCTTCCACGGGGAATGATCCAGAACAATCAGGTTCCTACATGGCCCGTAGTAGGGGGTCCGATTGCTCCCAACCAAACTCCTTACCTCTGCGCGACTCTTGCAACAACAACTTCAGGAACCCCCGCCGCAGGGAAGAACAATCGTCCCGATATACCGAGCATGAGAGAACCACAAACATCCGGTTCTCCTTTCAAATGCCTGCTCACACTCCGTACTGGATCCGAAGTAGGTGGTGCGACAGATGACTTCAACGACGAACTCTTCACAGACACAAAAGTAGAAGACACCTTCAACGCCGACAGAGATGTTGGGCGAATGATCGTACTGAACTGCTTCCATGCCGGAACGGTTGCTGGCGAGCCCATGAAGCTCGACGGCATGTCGGATCTCTTCGATGCCGAGTTCGCTTATCCTTTGTATGGAAGGATCACAGCGGTTTCTACAGATCAGGCTTCTATCGAAGTAGAATTCTATGACGGCATCTGGTACCGGACGATTGATGGACATGGTGGGACAGACAAAGATGGGCGTCCCCTCCCTAACAACTACATTAGTATTTGTACTCAGGTCTGGCATCTTGGCGCGTACTATGAAGATGCTGTCGCCGGGACGAAAGAGTATCCCTCTACTTGTACGTTCTTTGAAGAACGTCTCATATTCGGAGCGACGGACCTTTCTCCAGATTTAATACATGCTTCTAGGAATGGTTCGATTGGAGATTTCGATATCTTGAGTGCTTCGGATATCAGCCCATTTCAACCAGGGACAAAGCTCTCATCGCTAGATGGGGCAACAGCCTCATACACAACTCAGGGACCAAACCCACAAGCCGAAGTGCTAGCTACCTCTGGGATGTCTTTGGGCATCTCAAGCCAAGAGATTGCTCAGATCCAATGGATCCGTGGTCTTGTCTCGAGCCTCGTAATTGGAACAACTCGCGGCATCTTCCAGATGCAAGCGAACAATTCCGAATCCATCTTCGGACCTACAGAATCCATTCAAAGTCGCCCGACTAACGCTTTGGGAGGAAGCCGAAAGGGACTGACCACTGTCCGTGATCGACTCCTATTTCCACTTCCTTCTGGAGAGCGCCTCTTCGAGATCGGATACGACCTGAGCGCAGATGGTTTTACCGCACAAGAAATCTCCGTCTTCAACTCCGATATTCTCGACGGGGGAGTTTCTGATGCGACCTTGCAGCAAGATCCAGAACCGATCTATTGGATTATCACTCAAGAAAAAAACCTAATCGGACTTACCGTAGACCAGGCGCAAAAGGTTTACGCATTCCACACTCACCTCTTGGGCGGAGAGAACGCGACTGTCGAATCTGTTGCTTCCGTTCCTGCCGCCGATAGTGGTAATGATGAGCTCTACATGGTCGTAACGCGCACGATCAATGAAACTGTAGTCAAAGCAATTGAGTACATACCGGCACCTTGGGAGATCGGAGACTCCACCGAGGCTCAATTCTTTGTCGATTCAGGGACTCTAACTACCCATAGCCCGTCGCCTTCCAACACAGCGACAGCAGCACACTTGCCTCTCACCTCCGTAGATATTGTCGCGGATGGTGAGTACATCACGAATAACGGCACTCGTTACATCACCAACGGTTCGGGAGTCGTAACACTTCCTGATAACTACACGACAATCTATATGGGTCTGCCCTATACCTCTGAATTCCTATCTATGCCGGTTGTCATACCCGATCCCCAAGGGACGAGTTTCGGGAAGATGCAACTCGCTAGTGGTTTCAATGCCTATATCATCAGGACCTCTGCATACGAAGTAGCCGCAGGACATCCCGATTCCTTGCAATGGCAGAACATCCCTCTTCGTACTCCCGAGGATCCTTTGGGTTCACCTATTACTCCAGTCACAGACATCCAACACGGGAGGCTGACAACGAATTCTAGTCGCTCCTATGTCATGGGCGCGCGTTCCCAGATACCTCTGAACTTCGAAATGGCTGCTATCAGTCTCTATATGGAGTCTTCCTCGAGATGATTCGCCAAGTCGATTTCACATGTGAATTCTTGGAAGCGATCGACCCCATCGTTTTCAGTTCGAAGATCTACGCTTATCGCGTTATTGCCGATCAAAGAGATCAGCATGTCCAAGCATTCTCAGATGAGGATGGTCCATTGTTCGCCTGGGGAATTATCGAACTATGGGCAGGTGTCGGTGATATCTGGCTTGTCTTTGACAAGCGCATGGCAGGCTTTAGCCAACTACGCGAACTCTTTCGCCTTGCCAAAGAAGGACTTCAAATAGTCGAGAAGCTCGGGTTTGTCCGTGCCCAAGGACAGGCCAAAAAAGATTGTGGAACCGAACGAATCGCCCAGGCCTTTGGTTTCGAAACGGAATCAGTAATGAAGAATTACGGACTCGGCGGGCAGGGCGATTATGAGATGTACCGGAGGATATTCTAATGCCGCCAGATCCCGTTACCATTACCGTTGCAATCGTTGCGTCTACTATCGCATCAGTAGGCTCTTCCATAGGGGCCATGGCTCAAGCGGCCTCAGCAGCCAAAAAACAACAGGCGGCAAATCAACGCTTGGCCGCGCTCCGCAATGCACAAGCAGAAGCCGATATGATTTCTCTGACTATGGCGAAGGCCCAAGAAGGAAGACGAGAGTTAGCACGGCAACAAGCGGCAAGTACAGGGATGTACGGAGCGACTCTCGACGCACTGGAAAACGACCAACTAGGTGAGTATTTCCAGCAAACACGTGAAGGGGGAACCCAAGTTGCTATGGATCGGGATGCTTACATCTACCAACGCGACATGGAATCTGCCGTCATAGGAATGCAAGAAGATCAGGCCATGTGGCAAGGCGGATCGCAGATCATTGGTGCAATAGGAAGTGGTATTTCGGCATACGGGAAAGCTACTAACTATGGCGTCAAACGCACGGAAGCAATCGGCTAATGGCACCTACCCTGCCTAAAAAGCTCTTGCAACACCGTCCCGAGGCGGGGGATTTCGATCCCCAGGGTCGTGTCGCTGCAGGCCAGTATTACGTTCGCCAAGCACAAGGCAATTTGCTGGCTACGCAAAACAAAGCCTCGCAGGACATGATTAGCACCGTTGGGGAGACGGCAATTGATTGGATTGATTCCAAACAAAAAGCCAAGTACCAGCAGATCACAGACGATCTTCTCAACGTCACTAATCGCCCCGATATTGCTAGCCCCAAAAAGTACACAACCAAATCAGAAGAGATTAACGCTGCAAGAAAGCAGTATCGAGAACAAGCAGAGAAACTCTTTTCCCAAGGTAGGTTCAGGGATCCCGGTGCGATCATACCTACCCACGAAGACCTACTTCGGAAAGCAGGCACCAGTTACGCTCAACAGATTGGTATCGAAGCGAAATTTTCCGAAGCGATTGCAACCCACAAGTATCGCCTCGAGATGTACGCAGCCGACAGTACAGCGCAGCTCCAAGCAATAGAACCGCCTACAGCAGAAAACATCTTGACAGAAGACCAGTATCAACAACTCACAGAGATGAATCCTGCGGCAGCCATAGTTGTTATCAATTCACTGAGTGCCACTAACGCAGAGCGTCAAAGATTTGGAAGACGTTTGGCCGAATATGAACTAAGGCAAGCCAATCAGGTATTAGAGAACATTAGAAGCAACTTGCGAAGTGGCATTCACGGGCTTGGAGCAGCAAAGAAGGCTGATAATCTAATCGAATCTTTGGCGATCTGGCAAGAAAGTGTGGACCAGATACCTGCGGAGTTTTTGTCTCAACCTGCCAATCACACGATTACGGATAAGGTCAACCAGGTCGGACGTGAAGTCGTTGGCTATCGGAGAGATGCTGTCTGGGAGAGTATTGATACTCGAATTCTCAACTTTGAAAGCGATCCGGTATCCAAGGATCTTGCTGACTGGAACACCCATCTGCTCGACCTTATTACAACATACAATACAATGCCCGGACAACATACATTGGAAGACGCCAAGAAGTTTCAGAAAGCGGAGCAACATATTTTCGATAAGGTCACCCAGCGTTTTGCCGTCCTTAACAAAGAAATGGCAATAGAACTGAAGCGAGATCTAACTCTTCTTGATAAGACAATAAATCCCGCCGATACGGAACGTAGACGCAAGATTAGTCAAGACCTGTATAACTACATGATCCGAATTGCGAAAGAACGAAATCAAGGTGGTTTCTGATGGCAAATGACGTATTGACAATCGAGGGAAACAACTCTGTCCAGACGGCCACGGAACGGGATCCGTTCGAAATTGATATAACCCCCGACTCCGAGTTGGCCCCCTCCGCAGAGCGTCGAATTGAACTAGGCGCAAATGTCGTAAAATCCGCAATTGAATTTACGCCTGTTCAAAGCACGATTGATTCTCTAAACGCAGGGATCAAGGAAGCCGAACAGCAGGAAGATTCGTTTTCCACAGCTACATCACAAACCTCTCTGGAGCTTGATCGGTTCGAGCTTAATGGTGACACCAGTGGTTCCTTTATAAGCGCACTTCTTCAATACGATCGTAACCCTACCGGAGCAAACTTATTTCCGGACGACGCTGTGTTTCGGACAATGCCGAAATCGGTACCCGGCGAAGTAGTATCCGATCCAGAACTATTTCTGCTACAAGGCAGGCAAAAATTAGCTGAGAGTTTCCTTACTGGCAGAGCTAACTCCGGTTATCACGGTACCCAGTCCTCTCAAGCTCAATCGCAACTGCTGGGTGTCGTCAAAAGACTTCAGAACCAGATAGACAGCATAAAGGCAGGGAATCTCCAAGGAGAACAAAACTGGCAGAGGCTTGCGAACGGTTATCAGCCACGACCATCCAAAAATGCCCAAAGCCAAAAGGCTTACACGCAAAGCATGGGACGGTTTCATGTGGATCCGAATGGGGAAATCAATCCGAATGGCGAGATTGAAATAAACCTTTTCGATTTCGGTGCTCCTCTCAACAGGCAGGGGCTCACGGACGATCAGCTTTTCAACCTTGGACTCCAGCGAACCAGCACACGTCTTGGTGGATACAACGCCGCTCTACCAAACGGACAGTCAATCCAACAAGCACTGTCTGATTTGACATCAAGAAAAGGCGACACATCGCTTCGTGCTGCCATCTATCTCGGTATGTTTTCGTCTGAGCAATGGAGTGACCCGAATAACGGACTCCAAAGAAATGAGAGAATCCGATATCAGAAATTCTCAAACGATATCAAGAATGCCTTCAATCTTTGGGATGCACAGATAACACCGGAAGAACGGTCCAGAAAGATACTGCTGGCTGCTGCCTACCACGATGTTCTCGATTCGGTTCCACCCGGTCTCGAAATTACCGTTCAAAAAATGAAGAGAGACAATGACCTCCAGGGTGAGCACTACCAAAAGAAGATGTCGTCTCGTGAGGGGATTCTTGAACACACGGTTCTTGCTGGTGAAGCGTTATTCAAACGAATCGGCCAGACCTTGCAGTTTCATTGGGATGCTCTGGATGCGGGTTTGGCACCTACGGGTGTCAAGGCCTTCAAATGGGGTTACCCGTTCGATGCTCCCGATCCTCTGACAGTTGCTATCCCCTATGACAGCCCTGTAGGCATGGTCTATGGAGATAACATTCACGACGAAGGATTCGTAGAAACGGCGCTTTCTGGGTTTAGGCTTCCAGCCCGCACTCCAGAGATTCCCATCATAGAACCAATCGTTGACGTATTCCGACGTGACCAAGTTTCTATGCAAGAATACGAAATCTCTGGAGGCCCCTTTGACCCGAGAATGTTCGCTTTCATCCACGGCGTTAATGACGACGCTTTTGATACGAACCGTCTACTAGACGAGGAAGGAAAAAATTGGCGCTTCATGCAAGATATTGCGCCTAGCGATGTAGGACACTTTGAATCGCTATATGAACGTGGCAATAAGATGTATATCGCGATGGAGAGCCCGATTCATGTGATTGATCCAAACAATGCTCCTACTGCATACGCAAGAGCACAAAAGCTCCAAGCAGGAAATGCAGGCATGGAACTGGGGGTAAATGATCTAGGAGACGCATTTACCAGAAGCTCCATAGACGGAACTTTCCAAGGAGGCATCTCCTCTCTGTTTTTGGCTAGCGACTTCGGGGACGATGGAATACCAGCGGGTACGGGATTCTGGGTTCCCAAAAGTCCCGAAAAGCATCCGGGGGCTGCCGCACTCCTTGAAGCAGCCGAACAAGCTATGCCATATACCTTCGATGCTGCTACCACGGCAAAAAACAAACAACTCGGAACCTCGATTGCTATACGCATTGACGCTGTGCAGCGAATCTATGCGGCAACTGGCAGAATGTATGCGCTTCAAGACATCAGCTTCGGTAACGAAGTCTATAACCCAGAACGCGGCTTGAATCCTTGGACAATCAAGGTGAGAACCCCGAACCTCGTACCAGACCCGGATTCTTGGGTTGGTGGGAAAGAAGGTCGATGGAACTGGAACGAGTTACAGCTTCGGGGGGAACCATTTCTTTATTACATAGATCCTACAACTTCACCTCTCGTTACTCGTGCTAACCAAGTCAATGACGAGAGGTTCCAGTCTGTTCTCCGAGGTTCAAGGGCTCTCGGTAACAGAGGGACAGACGGAGGCGCGGCTCCGATGATTGCGGAGACTGGCGAAGTCTTCTGGGTTCCCTCCCATAAGGTCCCGAAAAAAACGGAAGACCCAGCAGACTTGACCGAAGACATGCAACTCTGGCTTCAGGGTCGCTCCGAAGACGCCGATTTGCGTGCTGCACAAGACAACTTATGGAGACTGCTCCAAACTTCGTTAGGAGACAAAGCCTCCACATACCCAATCGCTCGAGATGGTTGGTTGGATCAGTCGAAATTTCCCCAAGAATGGATCGACCGATCTCCTGAACCCGGAGCAAAAAGCATCATGTATAAGCTTTATAACGGGTTCTCAGAGAATGCCACTGTAGAGTCGATTGGAACTCTGGCTTTATCCCTACCTGCCAGAGACTCCCGCTTTTCCAGCCTTGCCGAAGAACTGTTGGCAGAGCGTGGTCTGCTCACATCTCCAATCCCTAAAGACCTACCTCCTGAAACGGTGCGGCAATTAGGAATGTTGGTTTCTGCATATCTGGCAGCTAGGGAAAGAGGAATCTCAGTAGAGCAAGTATTTCCTGCGGCTCAACAAACGATGTGGGGTTTTAGGTAGTGCCTACGGAAAAACCGCCCACTGATGAGGCTATGCCTCCCAAGCTCTATGGTGTTGAAGAGCAACCACAAACAGAAACTCCCACTCCCGTAGTCCAAGAAGATCGGGAAACCATTCCCGCTCGTTCTTTCCTTCGTGAACAACGAGCAATGATTCCGGTCAATGAGGATATTGCTCCTCCATACAGACCCGCCCCACGTCCTGAACCATATCCGCACCCATGGTACAAGCAACTACATGGCGCGGCGGTGATGTCAAACATCCCAGCTTCCGCTCTTACATCGTTTTACTACCAAGGTGACACTTCACCCCTCGGTTACCGCTCCCCAGACGACTACATAAATCCTTTCAAAGTCATAGAAGGCACTGAGTACGAACCATTTTGGAGAGAATTCGTTGGTATCACTACCAGCGAAGGATTCATGAACAAAGTGGACTACCTCGACAGAATGGTAGAGATTAACGAAGCGGCGGCTCAGTCCCTCGGTACAACCTTGGTGGGTATCGCTACGGGCTCTATGACCGACCCCCTTAATTGGATGTTTCCTTTAGCTTTTCCAGTACGGGGGATTTCTCCTGCTGTCAAGTTCTCTCGTGCTTTGACCCATGCAAAAGGTGGTGCATCACTCATGGGTACTGGAGCTCTAGCCGCTAGTGCTCAAGAAGTTCCACTCGGAATGCTCAATCCCCTATACGAGCACGAATGGGCTCTCTATGCAGCAAGTGGAGGAGCCATATTCAATCTCTTTATGGGGACTGGTCTGAAATTTGGTCACATGGCTTGGAATCTTAAAAAACGCACTCCCGAGGGCGGAGGCCCCCTCCCTCCCCAATCCGGACTTTATCCGGGTTCACGACCGCCTCCTGGTGGCCCCACTCCAAGTGGTCCCTATTCAGGGCGATACTCAGAAGGTCCCTATAGCCCAAATAGATGGTCAACTGAATCTGTCTACCCAGATGTACCGGATGACGCGCCCACCACAGGTCGCCCACCGGAAATATCCGAGTGGACAGCTACTACACCCCCGTCACCGCAAGGACGGGCCAATATCGCAGAACTTCGCCGCCGCCGAGATGAACTTCATTCTCTAATCCAATGGAAAATAGAAAACGACCCCCCTCTATTTCCTGGGGGCGTCGAGGGAGTACGTCCTTTGCAGGTCGTACCTAATCAAGAAGTTCCCCAATGGTGGACCGAGGAACGCGTGGCACAAAGGCTTCGGGGCGGTCCATTACCAAAGGATACTCCTGCTACTAGTCCATCCGAAACAATGATGAGAATTAGAAGGAATCTTAGTAGGAACGCGGAGTTCCAGAGTGCCGCATACCAGTTAAGCTCCGAGGAGAGAGCGGCTCACTTCGCGCGGGGTGAAGATGAACCGTCATTAGAGGGCACCTTAGACAAAGAACTATTGGGAGTCGTTTACCCTTCTATTCCAGACCTTTATCGTGCAATTTCCGATATAGAAAGTCGGTTGTTCGAAGAGCTCTATGGTTTTGAACCCATCATTGTAGGCGATCCCAATTCCGGTGCCTTTACAGAAGAAACTCCCTTTGAGGAATTGATTTCTGTATTGAAGGTCATCCCACGAGCTCTACAGTTTAGATACCGTAGAGGACCATTCAACCATCCCAATCCCATCGAAAGTTACAGGTATATCGACAAAACAACTAAGAGATGGAAACAAAAGATACTCCCTGTATGGGCGCATCATTTCACAAAAGGTGTCATGTTCCATTCTGGAGTCCTCGGGCCTTACATTATGCAGACCACACCAGAGGCTCTTCACGGAATTGATAGTGCGATAAAACTGATTCTCAAGGAGGCAGAGGTTCTTCCCCCGGAAATACGAAGAGATCTCGAACCTCTTATTCTGGAGATGCGTGGCTCTACTGAACTCGGTCCACTCATCGTAACTCTCAATCATCTCGAGGATCGAATACGCATACATGCTTCCCGAATACAGGGACAGCCATCGGCCTCAGATGTGGCCGCTTTTACTGCGGAACGAAATGAAGTTAATGAGGCGCTAGAACTTCGGAGGCGGATACGAGATATTGATGTCGTAGGTGGTCAGCAGGCTCTTTCGCGAGCCACAAGCGAAGCCCTCGATGAGATTGCCGAATCCCAGAATGCACCAGCGATAGCCGCTGATCCCCTTCCTGCTCTAGGGCCTGGAGAACCTCGTGCTCAAGAACCCAGTGCTATTGATCGTCGCTTCGACGAAGCATGGGACGCTCATGTAAGAGAAGAGAATCTTAACCACTATACCGGTTACCTAGAGGCTGTCCTAGGAGGAGGGACTTCGGACCCAGTCGCCAGCAATGCCTGGGCTTTGGGTGAAAGGATATTTACACTTCTGGCCGTACCTCGGACTCTTCACCTCAGAGATTCTCCAATACACGACCTTATAAACCCTGACCTGTATGAAACGCAAGAAGCAACAGCCGCCTTGGTATTTAGACAAATCGGGGCAGGTGATAACGCGCCCGTTTTAGGCCCCCCAGTTGTAGCTCCTCCAGAAGTAGCTGAAGAGTTTGTTATGGCTTTGGCCAGAGAATGGGGTGAGGAACCCATTCCCCAACACTACCTGCAAGAACAAAGAGAGATTCTCGCCCAGTACTTCGAGGATGAGTCGCAGCTCATTGGAGAAGTCACAGTGTTGCCATCTCCAGAGGTGCCAGAGTTTCCGAATGCTCTCCTCAATCTTCGTCAGGAGATAGAAGCAATAAGGGATGCAATCTTTAGCGACGTTTCAGAGGGCCTACTTCCGAATCACTGGGCAGTACTCGCCGATGCGCGTCTCGCAGGAGTCAATCGGTGGATGGGGGAACTCGCCAATCTCTGGGGTCAAACAATGCATCGACGTAATTTGGATGCGATCGACGCTGAAATCGCGGCATCAGCAAATAGGTACAATGAAATAGCAGAACAAGTAGCAAGAGCACGCATGCTAGAACCTTCCGAAGCCGAAGCCAGGAGAATGGCAGACACTACTGTCCAGATTGCGGTGGACCCAACTACCGATCTCACAACGCCCTTGGCCATATCTCGGGTAGACGATCCTGATCGTCTCACAGAGCTAGCTGCCCAAGATGCAATCCAATTCACTGAGGGGCATGGTGAAGTCGAGAGCGCAATGGAGGGCTGGGGTGAGGATGAACTCATCCCCTCTGGAGTATCTGATGACGGAGTACAGAGAATCACTGGTGTTGAAAATGCCGCTGATGTTCTTGCTCGATTGGACCAAGAGCTAGAGCTCAACGACGAGATAATGAAACGTCGTGCCTTCGAAGAGATGTACGAACGTGAGATGGAGGCATGGGATCAGTTGGATGCTCCTCCTGAATCTGCCCTCCAGCCAATGATCTTCCTTCCTCCTGAGATTCCCCTTCCAATGCGGAACCGTTGGTTTGCAATTCGAAACCAGCACGAAACGAACATGCGCCTTACGAGAAGCCCGTGGGCTTGGCCAGCCCAACAAATGGGTCGGGAACTAGCCGCCGTTCTCGAAACTCAAGGTGTAGTCCCCACTAGAGATGGTCTTTCACAAGCCATCGAGGACCTTGCAGACTCTTATATACTCGGGATGCCTGCCGAGAGAGTTTGGTCACATCTACAGGAAATTGTCGATGCCACTTACGACCAGCACTGGAGCAACGTGGACTGGGACTCAGTTCGCGCAGATTTGAGTCGCCAGATAGAAGAATCTCGACAGCAGATTCTCGAAAGGATAGGGGAGGATGTAGACAGAGAATTTCTTATCGGAGAGATGTTCTCTGGACAGGATATCTACCGAGCAGGGGGACAACGTGTACGTTCGTTGTCTAACACCGAAGGCCATGGACCCGTCTTCGGTTGGCTTCACGGCAAGATAGACGCAAATGGGGATTTGGATCCCAACTGGAATGTCTACTTGGATGCGCCGCCTTTTATCGGAAGGAACCCAGACCCCGAAGTCACACACCTTTCAATCCCAATTGCAATCAATCGCCGCTTCCTGCAAGAGCACCTCAACGATACTCCAATGGGTCGGGACCTCGCTCCCGAGCTTTATGGAGATGCTCGTACTGGTGAAGTAATTACCAAAACGATCTATGACCTGGAGCTCTTCGAAGCAATTGATGGCGGGCGTTCCGGAAGAATGATTCATGTGGGTCACGATTTGACGCCGGAGATCTTTGAGCGGATTGTTCACCATATTGGTCCTGACTGGGATCTCTCTGTTCGTTCCGCAGATGCCGAACGTCCTCCCCTGACCGAAATTCAGCGCCGTGTAGTTCCCGGCAGCATGACAGAATCCGGACTCGATGAAATCGAAGCGATCGTAAATCCCTGGGTTCGTGATCCGGAAGAAGGGCGAGAACCTGAGCTTTGGTTCACCCCAGTCGGAAGTCCTATTCGCAACTATGCCCCAGAGATCCTCACCGAAAGGGACATGAACACTCTTCGTCTTCCTTTCGAGCGCGTCCGAGGAATGGGACAAGTTGCTGGTGGGTCTGGTGCTGCGATGAATGGTGTCGGATCGCCAACCATGGACGATACGATTCTTTTCGAGAAGATGCTTCGTGGCGGGGGACGGTGGTTTCCTCTCGGAAATCACGAACGCTACGACGGGTTCTATAACGTCAACACTCTTATCAAGCTAGGCCGCAACCAAGACTCCATGGATGTTGTCGGAGATAGCGAACTCCGGATTCTCGGAGAGCTCATGGCGGATATCCCTACGGATAAGGCCGCTCTAATACGACAACATTGGTGGACCCGTTCTGATCTCTATCAGAATCTTGACGAAATACGCGATGAGCTTCTAGCCATTCGCGGTATCGGCCCACGAACTTGGGAAAAGATTTCAGATAAACTCACTCTCGAGCACCAATATCTTCCTGATTATTTCGAAACAACTCTGGCCAATGTAGATGGGTACAAGAAATGGATTGCCAAAGGCGCACTCCATGGCAATCCCGTCCTACGTCAAATAGACAGAACCTTATCTCCGTTGTTCGCAAAAATGCTTAGCCAGATGTTTGAAACGTCTGGAGTTCTATTCAAATCACATTTCCGGCAGAAACAGGCTCTAAGTGTAGAACGCCTTGTAGACAACTATGAGCTACGCATGACTATGCCAGTTGCTCAAAAGATCAACCTGCTTTACGACACCTATATCAAAACCGCACGAAATGGTATGGACCCAGATGAGGCAGCAAAAGAAGCCCTCGCGCAGAGCCATACAGTTACAGGCCAATGGAAGCAGCAGTTTGGTGCTCTCAAAGAAGATGCCAAAGCGGCCTTGAACAACCGAGGTGTACTTACAAATCCTTACGAGAACGCCGCTAATACTGACCTGATTACTCCCACCGAAATCCGCAAGATGGCAGGACTCGCAGCCATATTTGGTGATAGTTATGCAAATGCAGGAGAAAAAGCGACGGAAGCGCAGCTTGCCTGGTTTCGAGGAGAAAGCGAAGGGATCCCGTCTGCATCTTCTGAGATCAACCAAATGGTCCACATGGCTCGAATCAAGGTCTTCGATCCCATGTATAAGATGGCGCGCGAGCTAGGAATGTTTCAAGGCGATGAATGGAAAGGTGTAAGGGACTCTGGTAGGAGTTACTTCCCGCGCTTCCTCAATTACGAATTCATCGCAGACAATCAAGCTTTATGGGTAGAGCGCCTTTCCGAATGGAAGTATGCCCATGAAAACAAATTGAGAGATCCCGAGACATCTGACATTACAGATATCGCATTCGATTACATCGAATACACAATGGACGAAGCGACGGCATGGGCGCTAGACGCATACCAACATGCCATGCACTCTCCACGTGGTCGGCTTGTTGAACTTGATCCCGACATTATAGATTTCGTAACACCCAAGCATACTCGAGACAGAGTGCTTGGCGGGGATACACTGATACCCGATGAAGTAATCTTTCCATTCCTGGTTCTCGATCTCGAAGCAGTAGTGCGTCTTTACGTCAAAAACATGGCTCCTGAAATAGAGCTCAGACGTTTGGCTAGAAGTTATTCGAGAACGCAGGAACTAGATCGCCTTGCAGATCAAGTCATCAAGTTGCGCTCAGAAAACCGAGGGGATGGAGATCCACTAACTGCGGTAGAAATGCGCGAAGTAGAAGCGTCTCTACTAAATGCCGAACGTGATCTTTCTCTCCGCCAGCACTTTCAAAAAGTGCAAAAGCATCTCAAAGATGCCGATGCTGCTATGGCGAAAGTCAAAGACCTGGAGAAGCATGTTGCAGATAGAGCAAAGCCTCTTGCCAAGGCTCTCGGTCCCGATGTCGAGCTTGCAAAGCAACTCAATAAAGTCATAGAGCGCAATACAAAGAATGCTGCCCATTCACAAAAGATGGCAGCCGAAGCAGCCAAGACTCTCCGGAAAAGGATGTTCGAACTTGTACCGGAGCTTTCAAAGATACCCGGTTGGATGGACTCAATCCTAGAGATGAAGAAGGGGGATGTACCTCCCTCGGCAATGCTTGCTCCATCCCAACTTGCAGCCAGGGCAAAGCTCGGAAGCATCTTCGCCTCAGAAACAGTCGCCGATCCTGGTGGTATTGCAAAGATCTTTAATGACCTGATTTATAAGGACTACGAACGAGTCCGGTCTTATCGACCACAAGAAGACCACTCTGAAATCAACCGTCAGCGGGATAGTGACATCAAAGTGATGACTGAGCTCTTGGATGTGATGCGGAACATGTACCATGATTCTGCGGACGTTACAGAAATGCCATCACGAATTGCCCGTAGGGTCAAGAAGTTCAACGTCAACACCTATGGTGGTTCCTTCCTTTTGGCTTCGCTTCCTGATGCTGGAAGACTCGTCCTTATCAACGGACTCTCAGACTTCGCTGGAGAGCTCCGGTCTATTGTCACGGATCCGGCTGCTCAGCGAGCGTTCCAGATGACAGCCGAAGACGCTCAGGATTTCGGTGCTGCTGTTGAGATGGTTCTCAATCTACGAGGGAGTCTCTATACGGAGACTGCTCGACACTTCGAAGGCAGCACGATTGATAGGATGCTAACTGCTGGAACAGATTGGATGTTCCTACTTAACGGGCTTCCTGCTTGGAACGATTCGTGGAAACGAATGGCATCTGCATTGTTGTATATGAAGGTTATGCGGGCAGGCAGACGGCTGGTAGCGAAGGAAACGCTATCGGAAGCCGAATTGCTCGAGTTCCACAGGATCGGAATAGATGCCCATGACTTGGAGCAAATCTACAAGACCGCTCAAAGAGCGGCTGGTAGCGAGGTCATTTCTGATGGACTCCCGCTTGCCCCTACGAGCAAATGGGATGATCCTGTCTCAGCAGAGGTTTACCGAAATGCGATTGTCAGAGAAGTCAATAACCTGATTATCACTCCGACCATTGGTGACAAACCTCTTCTCATGAATAATGAAGTTTGGAGTGCCATGCTCCAATTCTGGACATTCTCTTTTGCTGCTATGCCTAGACTTCTGGTCCAAGGTATGCAGCGATCTGATGCTATTGCTTTGAACCAACTCTTCTTGATGCTTTCTCTTGGTGTTCTCGCTTACGTCTTGAAGTCCATCGCTCACGGCTGGGAGCTCTCAGACGATCCTCGAGAATGGGCATCGCAAGGCATCGACCGTTCTGGGATGCTGGGTGTCTTCTCAAAATACGACGGGCTTCTTTCGAGCCTTACGGGCGGCGAGGTCAGCTATGGGAGACTCTTGGGGAACCTCAAGCCCAATCCCCAGCTAGAACGCAATCAGCTTCCTGACCGTACCTTCGGAGCAAGCTGGAGCCGGGTGGAGGCAGCACGCGATCTCTCCCAAGCCCTCCTAGAACGGAACATGAAACCGGGGGATATTAACCACGTTAAAAACTTCATGTGGGGACAGTCTTTGTTTTATACCGACTGGCTTACTAACTTAGCTGCCGATCCCATGAAGGAGTGGGTGTCCGACCGCCCTGGTCCTAAGCCCTCGGAGCCACAATGACCGTATCTGTCACAACTGTATACGTGGATGCCGCAGCGGGAGCTGCGACCATTCCGTTCAACGTCCCTCATTTCTCCGTAGACGACGTGAAAGTCTATGAGATCGACAACACCACTGGGGCAGTGACTACTCTTGTACGTGCGGTTAATTATGAGCACGCATGGACGACTCCTCCTGCTACCCGTCAGCTACCAGATACAGCGACGATCACTCCCGGTCCTAGTGGTGCACCTACTACCGTCCCTGTAGGGAAAACCTGGAGGGTAATCCGAAGGACTCAAGTCACACAGGAAACTGGGCTCACTCCTGGTGATCCCTTCCCTGCTGCTGCACTGGAGGGGGTGCTCGACAAGCAGACACTCATAGCCCAGGAGGCACAGGCTAATTCGGATACAACAGTTAAGGCACCCGACTCTGAGTGGGGGGTGGCAAATCTTACCCTGCCGAGCATCGCTGCCCGTGCCGGGAAGTATCTGAGCTTTGGTGCCGATGGTTCTGTTGCGGCTTCTGATGCTGCTATTTCAGTAACGGGTATCAGTACCTTTTTCGAGACTCTTATTGGGAAGGGGGATGCTGAAGCTCTCGGAGCTCGAGACGCTGCCAGCTACCTCCTCCTTCGAAGCAGTCCTTATGGTGCAGGTACAGGGGATAGCCTTGTTGAAGTGACAGATGTCATTGGTGTCGGACATCCCAGCACACTGATGTCTACCGATTATGTCGGCACTCTCCTCTTCATGCAGCAGACGGGCAGGATCTTCATTGGTAAGAATGGAACTGGTGGACCTGCTGGTGACTGGACTGATTGGTGGACAGAGTTTGGTTTGCCTCAAGCCGCAACGCTTTCCAATCCTTACGGATATGAGGGTAGGCTTTATGTGGATACCACCACCAAGGAACTCAAGCGTGGCACAGGTGGTGGATGGGAAGTTATCTCTGGCCCCGAACCCCAGACCTACCAACGGGGTGCCATCCATGGGATGGAGATTGAGTGGAAAGACCCTGGCGTTGATTATGGGCATGGCACAGGAGCAAGATCCCAAGTCATGCTTACTGTCAAAGCAGGTGGATGCCGGTTGCATTCCGCTAGTAGTAAGGATGCCTTCGATGCAACTCTGGCAGTAGATATGCAGAAGGACCTGCTCTTCAATGGATGGGAACCCGGTGCTTATGTACCTGGCACGCCTGGAGCGGGAAACGCCAAGCCTAACAATTTGTTTGGTGGTGGAACTGGAATAGGAACCGATCCCCTCATAGCCGGTCGCATTGTGGGTGTATTTATCATCAGCGATGGTACCAATGTCGATTGGGGAATTGATGTTCTCGATGATGCTACGAACTTACGTAACGAGGCAGCGGACGATCCCGCTTGGGGGTTCGTTGCGTATTGGCGGCGCATAGGATGGGTTGCTCTACAAGATGATCCCCGAACGATGCTAGCTGCTGCTGCCATTAACGTCGTCCCCTTTGTACAGAACGGGGACACGTTCAATATCGTAGGTCAGTCGGCATGGACACCGGGTTCAGGAACTCCTTCTGCTGATGAAGTAGGGTCGGGATGCCATTGGTGGAATCCAGTAGCCGATTACGAAGCGGCTGGTACTGGGGGTGGGGAGATTGTTTGCATGGCCCCTCCAGGTGTTCAGGCCCAGGTATCTCTTGCTGAAGGGACTACAGGGACAGGGATACCGAATGGCACTTATTTACGTGTGTATCCGGTGGTGACTTCCACCTTCCAGGCGGGCAAGAGTCGGCATCCCGCTTCACTTGCGACCGAAGCCTCGATTGTGAGTGGATGGGGCCTACCGGACACACGCCAAAACACGATCAAAGATGAGAATTCTTTGACGCCCGCTGTGGGTGTTCTAACAACCGCAACAACAGCCGATTCTGCTCACAAGCGTTCGGCTGTATGGTTAGCTTCGAATACTTCCACGACTTTTGCAGTAGTGACCTACGTGCTCTCATGGATAGATGACCGTGGACGATTTGAATAAAGGAGAAACGCCATGAAATGGTGGACTGTTCTGTTGGTGCTTGCGCCATTGGTGGCGTGGGCAGATGTAGCCCCGAACTATTCCCCTGGTGGAAGAGACTGGGGTAATGGATGTTACAGCTACGAGATGTTCAATCAGGGAACTGATGGACCTGGGCTTCGCTCAAGCGACCAGATCGTAGCGGGTGGTGCGGCACGTAGTCGCATGACCTTTGATGCGACTCGATCTACAGGGAACACTTGGACCTGCAATGTATACGCGAACCAACTCGGCTTCGATGATGCGGCAGCAGGGGGTCCCAATGTGACACCCACTGGTGGAGCAGCAATGACCGGCGTAGTTAAAGTCACGACTTCGGCCATTACGGAAACTGCCCCGCTGATCTCATTGAACGGAGGATTCTTTAAGAGGTTCTTTGTTTCATGTGATGTCACCGTAGATGCAGAAGAGGTAGTCGTAGTCGATGCAATCGTGTGTCCATCCTCGAGGTAAGAGATGAAGAAGTTTCTTTTGGTATTGATGTTGATGGCGTTGCCTGCCTTTGCCGAGCAAGGACCCGAAGAGTGGGTCTGGGGATTGTCCACCGGGAACGCGAGCAGTCTTTTTGCAACCGGAAATCGGCATCAATTCGTGGCAACCAACACAAGTTGGTACGCGACCATGACGGATTACAACGACAAGGTCGCAGGCACTTCGGATTGGGCATGGATCGCTTCGCCCTCGAAAGGCTGGCAGTATTCTGGGCCGACACGAGATTTCACTGTCACTTACTACGGATCTTGGAATTGCAATGGAGCCTCCACGGATGCGGGGTATGGAACGGGCTACAGGGTGACCGTCAACCGCGACGCGGGCTCTGTCTCCGGATGGACAGGAGCAGCAGTAGTGGCTGGGCCTGTTCTGGTCGGTCCTTCGGGTTGTGCCTTTGGCGTGTGCTTGGACACTAGTCCACAGGGAAGTGCGAGTGGTACCGTGACAATGAACAACACGGATGTACTCAGAACCGAATCGAATTGCACAGTTTCGGGAGGCACACCTTTGATCGGAGGTGCCGAGTCGTGCGATACAACATCTTGTACTGGTCGAAACGGAGAAAAGGACTCTCAACTGACGGTGACTTCACAATGAAATTACTTCTACTTTGCTTCATCTTTGTGGCTACCCCGGCACTTGCTGAACCGATCCAAGAAGCCAAGAATATTCTCGGCTACATGAAAGCCGTGGATCCACAACGATCCATCTATTCTGAATCCATCTGGCAGGCTGCAGATTCTTTGCAAGTTCAAGTCTCGGCTGTCGAGAACACTCAGCCAATGCCAGGAGGTTTCATCGAGTCGCAGATTGCAATCCTTCGAGCAGAGCTACCGGCTGCTCCGAGTGAATCCCCATGAATCTCAATGGAGACTTCCGAAGGCTGATGTTCACCCTCGCTGCTGCGGCGATTGTCGGAAGTTGGGGCTTCGCGGCCACACGTGCATCTACTGATGAGGTGGAGGAAAATACTGATGAGATTCGTAGGGTAGAATCTGAGTCTCGAGAAAGAGATGAGACAATGGGGAGAGATTTAAGAGAGATCCGTGAGACTGTCGTTGAGCTCTCAACTGAACAAAGAGCCTTCAGATCACGGGTCCTCGAGGCGATAAGAAACGGAGGGAGTAATTGATGAGAGATGCTATCACCCAGTCAGCACAGCTTGGTCGATCGACCGTGGCAGGTGCACTGTCTTTGATTGTCGCAAAACTCGCTACCACATGGGACCTTACGGCTCCCATCAGTCAAGAGTTAAGCCTTGTATCCTTTGCGTTGTTCACCCAGCTAGGTATGTGGGCGAGAAACAACGAACACAAGTGGAGAGGATTCTTAGGATGATTAGAACAATCCTTATGTTCCTGATGCTCGTAAGCAATGTCGGGTGTGCCGGTTTGGCATTTGATATGGATCCGTCACGAGGAGATTATGCCGTGACCTTCAGCGCCAAGGACTGCATAGACACCACCAATGTGGTGGGTTCTTTTGTCTATGCAATTCCCTGGGCTGGACCGAAGGCTGTTGCTGTCTTCGGATGTCCTGCTGAAGTACGCCCTTAAATAGCAGAGAGCGGCTCTCCAACTCCGACCATCTGCACATGGAGTTGCTCCGGTGCATAGTCGGAACCGATATAGTATCGGTAACCCTCTCGTGTAATAGCATCACACGCATCCTCTCGTCCTATGCGAGAGTCGAACATGATGTCTACAGCACATCCCCATCCAGCACCGAAGAGGTGACGTGATTCATCATGTCCCCCTACTTCCATGTTCCGTTTGACAGTGCGGCATCCACCAGTGACAGAGCCACGGTGGGTCAAACAGACCTTCCAAACGAACCCAAGAAACCTTTCGATACGATCCCAATCCATATCGGAAGGAGCGGGATACCAGAAGATACGTGCTTGGTCTGTCATACTCTTGATCGTATTACCAGGAGGCAGGCTTCCTCGGCTACTCATGGTAGTTCTCCTTGCCGGGAGAGGGTGAGGCAGTCGGATGAGACATCTCCGGGGGGGAATGCTCTTGTCCGCTGTCTTCCCTCTCCCCATTTGAATGGCGTATCCAGTTCAGCATTCCACGGAGAGAATCCATCTGTTCACCGTTGAGGGTCATTACAAGGATTTGTCCTTGGACATGGAAAGTAAATCGTTGTCGTCCTTCCACCCATTCTTCATTCTTGATTTCGAGTTCTCTTCCTGCTGCATGAAGTGTGACAAGCAGATTGTCAGTGACCTCACGTCCATCAATGAGGTTCCTCTCTTCGTAGGTCATGACTTGGATGGGACCTACACGTAGGTGCATCTTCACAGTCTCTATCCTTTCTTATCAGAGTTCATTTGTTTGATGGCATCTTGTAATTGCTGCATCCCTCGAGGGTCAGAGGTACGAGGCTCTTGAGGTAACTCACGACTCTTGAACTCAGGAGCCTTGGGCTTCACTCCCCCTCGTGGTTTCCAGCCTTCGAACTTAGCACCTTGAACTACCCAGTTCTGAACCGTGGCATACCAGTTCACACGTTGGACTCCGTTCATTACGTGCCAGCGTAGGCACTCTTCCATCTTCCGTCTGATCTCAGGGATGTTCTTATAGTGGGGAGGTAGGTCACCAAGGTCTACCTTTTTCCGTACCCACTCTACAAGTTTCTTTCGTTCAGGTTTTTCTAGTGTTTCGGGAGCGTCAGTCAGTCCTTTCTTCTTCGGCAAAGTCTAGTTCTCCTTGAATACGTCTGTTGATTCTCCATGTGGAAGCGTTTCGGTTTGTGATCCTACACTTCCGCGTTCCAGCCGGAACGATATAGCCTGCTCGTTCCATTTCAGACATTCGTTTCCAGGCCCCATCCGGAGCACCGTGATTAGCAATGAGTTCCCGTGCAGTAGGGGCTTCTGCATCCTTGACTAGTTCTGATTTGAACAGAGCCAAGAGCACTTTGAACTGGAGCTTGTTCAGTGTGCCGTCCCCGCGAATTGCGTGGAAAGCATCAATTGAATTCTGTCGCATGTTCTCCTCCTAATACTCCACACACAGAGGCGCAATGATATTTGATAGGAGCATGAATGCCCCTGTGTGTGGAGTAGAAACTTGGGAGGAGGGCAAGACAGTACAAGGTACCCGTCGGTACGATGTGCTTACCCTCCTCCGTTGGAGGTCCTCTCTAGTCTTACAAGAGAAACCTTCCGTCGGATCTAGGTAGCTAAGCTAGACCCCCCAGGAGGAGCGCCGATTAAGGGTGGCTCCCCGTGGGTTCTCTCAATCTTGACCGTCAGGAACGGGAGGGCAGTGTCACATGAGAGGCTAGCAATCAATGGAGTGACTGATGCACCGTATGTTACCGGTCTGATTGAGAAGAAATGGTGGCGGCTCAGGATCCTTGAGACTTATGCGAAACCATACTTGGAACAAGGATCCCGTTGGGACAAGGGTAGCCGCCAGTACCCCCAGAAGGACCCAAGTATGGCCTCCTACAGTGTAGTCTGGTGTGAGCTACCCGTCGAACTGGTAGATCTTCTCTTCGAACATCTCGAATTCGTTCTTTGCGATGTGTTCTTGTGCGTGAGCTACAAACTCAGGCATCCTTCCGCGTCCAGGCACCACAGGTTTTCCCAAATCTTTACAAACAGACTGAAAGACTTGGAAGCCATGGACTTTGTACTCCTCTCCATGTGTACGACACACAGCGAGAAGTCTTCTTGCCTGTGATTCAGTAATCCCATCACCGTTAGTCTTCGGTGCGGGTGTCGATTGTTCTTGAGATGGTACTTCGAACTCACTCGGTGCAGATTCTTCTTGGTTGTAGAGATCCGGAGGTTCAATGTCTGAGTCAATCTGCATTGACTCTTCCTTAGCACCGAGGAGTTTCGCCAAACGTGCACGTTCTTTAGGTGAGATTACTGAGCTCCTTCCTCTTGTCTCTACTTCAACCCAAGGAGTTTCGAGTGCGTAGAGGTAGCGACCAATGCCCCACTTCACAGCGGCGCGTTTGAATGCGTCACTGTGTCGGCCTTTGTCAGCCTCGACCTTGGTGCTACCTGCTGCGTCCTGCTTGTGGACCCAAGTCTCTTTGATGGGACACCAGATGCTAATGGTTGCAACACAGACAGGACCGTTGTCTTGTTGCGAGGAGGTCCAGTTACCTGCACCTACTACATCATCCAGTCTCTCCATTACGTCGCGAGCGTCGATGTAGGCTAGTGCCATTCCGCGTGTCTTGTCCTTGTTCAAGCTCTGTACTCTCCATCTCACCCGGTTCGGGGGAAATGCCTGGAGCAATGATTCGGAAATCTGGTCCCAGTAGTTCTTCAAGTTGTCTGAGTTCGGCAAGTTCTCTCTTCCTTCTTATCTCTCGTCGCTTATGGTTGGCTTTCATTGTTCGATTGATGGCATGTTGCATGACAGGACGAGTGACATCACGCAATATCACACCAACAACAGTTCTCAGAATAAATCTGAGCCACATGGAGGTTCTCCTTATGAACAGTAGACAGAAGGGAGCTCGAGGTGAACGCGAACTCGCTAAGGTACTGACTTCGTTAGGGTTTCCAGCACGTAGAGGGGTACAATACAGTGGTTTGGAGGGGAAGGATGTGGTGGCCCCGTCGTTACATGGTCTGCACATAGAGTGCAAACGGGTACAACGTCTCAACCTGGATGCTGCAATGCAACAGTCAGTTCGAGACGCAAGACATGGGGAGGTACCCGTGGTCATGCACAGACGGGACCACCACGAATGGATGGTTACCGTTCATCTGGATCAGATGATTCTGTTCGCTCAACTTCTTCTTCAAGGGCAAGAAACCAGTCATCATCCTTCGGAAACTGTTGAAGAGCTAGCAACAGATCAGAGTGTACCTCTTCAGGAAGCATCATCAACAGATCATAAATCCGTTCAGGACCAAAGCTCTCCCGAAGAACGTCAACCACAATCTTGAGTTGATCTTCTGGGTCCAGCTTGAGTACTGCGTTGCTTGCTCTTTTCAGTTGGCTGTGTCGTTTCGTTTCAGTTTCGTCCACGACTAGACCAGATCTTTCTAATTGTGGGATGATTGAGTGCGATGTTTGTTCCTTCTCCCAGTAGTTTAGAGAAGCGTCTCTTTTCATCGTCGCCGCTGCCGAAGCCATTGCGATTGGCACGCTTGCGTTGGTGGTCAGTTGTAGATGCCATGAGTTCTCGTGCTTCTCGCATCATTCCGTCTACCACTGTGCGTCTGCGGCGAGCTTGGATCAGTTGAGCAAGTTCTTCTTCTTCGGCTTTCGACCCGTATCCAAAGTCCAGGTATTCAGTGATCGCACTCAGACAATCCAATCCTGTTTGCCCATCGTTCCCTGTTCCGTCAAGGAAGAGAGACTCAAGCAAGTCGAGTTTCCTCTCGTAACGTGCACGTGTAGAAGCAGCCCGAGGTTTCTTGCTGTTGTATAGGGCAGTACGCTTCTCTTCCAGTGAATGCAATACATCGGTGGCTTTCAAAAGAAAGGCAGAGAAGTAATTGGAAGCTGTCATGAGACTCATCTCAAGGTGTTCAAGTTGAGTAAAGAAGAGTCTCTGGTATTCCATTTGTTTCAGGTCTGAAAACTTCCTGTCTTCTAGTCGTGCGATGATCTGTGCTGCATTGCGTGTATGCCGACGGTAGTTCATCAACCCGTTAGCCTTGAGTCCAGGGAACTGGTTGGTACAAACTAGGTCTTGGGTGAGTACCGAGTCCCAGTATGCAGTGACTCCATCGACTCCAGTTCGGATACATCTCTTCGCCTCGAAGACTCTGTTATCACGTCCGTGTCTTTCAATCGTGAAGTCCAAGGATGGGATACTAAATTGGAATATCCCTCGAGTGCCATTGTTCACAGTGCCAGCACAGTCAGGTTTAATGTATCCCTGTCTGACCTGCTCCCATACGTTGTCGTAGGTAGCTTGCCACTGCATGATGCCGAAGTCTTTCCCAACGATGGGACCCAGGAATTCTCCAGTGTCCTCGTTACGGATGGCCTTGTAGTTCTTGAGCTCAGGCTTACCAGTCAGGTGCTCAAGATTTACAGCGCCCAGTTCGAAGTTCATACCTGAAATCTCGGCAGCTTCTTCTGGACTCTTAGCATCTGAGATATCCCAGAGTGCTCCACCCCAAGGGATGCGTGCTCGAGCTACCTCGGTGCGCTCAGCTTCGATAGTTTGTCCTACTTCTTCCAGTCGTTCCGGTTCAATCCTGTCGTTCCAACCCATGTCGATCCTCCTAGTTGTCTGTTTATTTGTATGGGTGAGAGGTCCACCAACACCCCGATATCCCAACAGTAGAATTGATGGACCTCTCTGTGGGTACATCCCACAAACCCATCACCCACAAAACCAGTATCAGTCTTCGCCTGGTAGGTCTTTCATTTTCTCCATGAGTTCACCTCCAGGTAAGCCTTGTCTCCAGAGATTGTATTCGTGCTCCCACTTCCAAGGCTTGTGAAGTAGAGAGATTATATTGCTCGTATCGAACTGAAGCTCATCGACTAGGTACTCGATGAAGCGAGGGAAGTACTCGGTATCCGACCAGAACTCATCATCTCCATAGATGTCTCTTGTCTGAGCGATAAAGTCCGATTGCTTTTGCAAGCGGATACCTTCGGTGACTCCCCAGTAAAGAGCAAAGTAGAAGGGTTCTCGTAAGGCATCGAAGGAACCATCTATATCCATGTAGTTGAGGAGTGGGTATTTCTTGAGCAGGTCATAATTGAACTGATCTTCTTTGGTCTTTAGGATCCGTTGGTATCCAAACTCTTCGAACATGTCGTCCTCCTAGAACGGGTCGTCCATCTTGTGTTTAAGTGAGCGTTCGATTGCTGCCTCAGCATGTCTCACTTCTGTCTCTAGTTCTTTGGCGATGTCGGTATGTAACGCACTCGTAATGAGAGAAAGAGAATGAAGACGATGATTGAATTCTGTAAGGAACTTAGAACTCACAGCAGCAATCTGTAGATGGTATTCTTCCGTTGTATGTCGATATTGGTCGGGGTGATCGGCGAATAGTTTGAGTCCTGCTTTGTATTCATCAAGCAGCTCCATCAGTTTGAGTAGCTTAGCGACTACTACTTGAGAACGAGTGTCCAAGTCTGCGAGTTTAGTGATATCGGTCAACGTCTTCCCCTTCTGTGTTTTTTTCTTCGCTGTATTTAACAGCCATTTCAAAAACCGGAATACATGAAACCAATATAGCTTGCATGATTCTTGTTCCTGCCCAGAGACGAAGCTTCGCTTCTGTTACGTCGTAGATTTCTTCTCCGTCAACTGTGGATTCTTGGATTGTCTTGTCGAATGCTTGAAGGCGTTCGTTTACCTCGGAACAAAGACTGTTAACCTCAGAAATCACACAGCCAAAAAAGATTCCACGTTGTTTTTCGGATGCGCCTTCCAACATCTTGTTAATTATCTCTGTAGTCATTTGGTTCTTACGTCGTTTCACGTACTTCAGCAAGTCTGGAAGACTCATGTCGTCGATCTCAAAGTCCATGTTTAACCTCTAGTCTTTCAATCAGAGCTTCTGATTGGTGTCGTTTTGAGTTTCCGTTCGGCTTGAACAGCGGCATAGAAAGCTTTCATGTTCCGTCGTTCGTCACGCCAATTCTGGAAATACGAACTTGTCTTTGCCAATCCCCATGCAGCAAAGCCCACGATATAGACGGGCAAGAGCATGAATGCAGCAATCAAACCATTGAAGAGAATTCCACCCAGGACAAGTGCCACGGTAATGAAACCAAGGTTATTGCGGTGTATGAGTTTGTTGATTCGTCCGTGGAACCATTCCATTGTGATGTCTTCTCGTTTGAGTTTCATTTCGTTCTCCTTATAAAAACGTACACAAATACAATTCGTCACAGAGATAAGAGAGAAGACGAGGTTATTCGGGATAAACGTCTTTATTCCGTTAGGGCCGTGCCCAGCCCAAGTGCCACTCGTCTTCTCTCCGTTAGCGTAGTAGTTAATGCCTTACGTCATATCGGGAACGCTCTCCCCCCCCGAGAAGCCCGGCAGCTTTGCTGCCAGGGCTTCGAGGGTGCGGGTTGGTGCCCGCTTGCGGGCCAGGTACTACGAAGCCGAAGGCCG